AACGAAAGAGCGAAGCAGAACTGCGGACTGTGCGCGAGAAGTTGCAGCAGTCTCCGTTGTTGCTGGAAGACTTTCCGGAACTCTGCGAGCCATTGAAAGCCATTGGTGGTTGGTCGTCTCGTGCCAGAATGCAGACCGTTGCGGGCGAGTACACGAACGCGGAACTTGCTGCCGATCATATAATCTTTCCGACCGTTGGCAGGCATCAACTCCCCGACGATTGGCCGGAAGATATTGAGCCTGTGAGCCATGGACAGATCCTTGCCTCAATCGGAATCGACGGCGGCATCCGTGGCACCAATTACCGCGACGTTCGTCCAGATATCGCAATCATTGACGACATCGAGGACAGACAGGCAGCGGAATCTGACGCACTCATCGAAAAGAACGAGGAGATCATCGAGCAGGATATCGGCGGCCTTGCATCGTCAGCAGAACGTGTTGCCCGTGTGTTTTTGTGCACAATCCAAAATCGAAAGTGTGTCGCGTTCAAATTCACAGACCCAAAGCAAAAGCCAAGCTGGAAAGGTAAGCGATACCGCAAGCTAATCACGCCACCGGACCGAATGGATTTGGTCGAGGAGTATTTGCGACTCCGTATTGAGCGATCGGCAGGCGATCCAGACGCGAGAGAGGCATTTAGGTTCTGGCGCGACAACATGCCAGAGATTGAACGCGGATCGGTCATCAGCAATCCCTCGTCACACTCAAAGAAGTTGCACGAGGACGGCGAACCACTGGAACTCTCAGCGGTTCAGTCCTACTACAACAAAGTCGCGGACCTAGGAAAGAAAGCTGTTGCTACCGAGATCGACAACGATCCACCTGAAGAAGTTGGACCACAGGGCAGCGGGCTGACGTGGCAAATTGTTGCAAGTCGCCTCAGCGGATTGGATCGCTACCAACTTCCAGCAAATGCTAGTTGTATCACAGCAGGCATCGACCTTGGCAAGTATCTCTGTCACTGGGTTGTCGTGGCATGGTGGAAAGGTGCAGGCGGTTGCGTGATCGACTACGGGCGAGCAGAAGTTGCTGGCACTGACAAGGCAATGGACAACGAATCAAGCGAGCCACAGATTTACAAAACGCTGCTGAATTGGCGTGACGAATTGCTGGCAAAACAGTACGTTGATGCGGCTGGCTCACATCGTCGCGTTGATGCGGTGTTCATCGACTCCGGAACGTTCACTGATGCGGCCTATGAATTTGTTCGTCAAGTCGGCGGCTCTCCGTTCTACGTCTCAAAGGGCATCGGAAACTACCGCGACAAGACTACTGAAACAGACAGAATCAAGCCTGGCAATCACTTTCATGCGGCATACCAGGAAGCACAGCACCTTTGGTTGTACGAACTGGATACCGACTACTGGAAGCAATTCGTGCACGAGCGATTCCTAACGCCGACATTCGATGAACAGAACATGCTCAGGCGTGGTGCGTTGTCTCTGTTCACAATGCCCAACGATCGCAAGCACACGTCATTTGCTCAACATATCGCTGCCGAAGAACTGGTCACAGAGTTCAAAGAAGGCAAGGGCACAAAGACCTATTGGAACGTTGTCAACGAAAACAACCACTGGCTAGACGCGACGTATCTCTCAGCAGCCGCAGCAGGTGCTCGCGGTGTCTATCTTTTGTCACCAACGGCGGAAAATCCGAATGGTCCAGCAGTTACTCCACGACAGAAAGTCTCAAATGAGCAAGCGAAACCGCCAGGAAAGCCCGCCAATCAAAGACACGGAACTCCAAAGAAGCGAGCGGGCGGATGGGTTCAAAGTCTCCGAAACCGCCGATAAGCCGAAGCCGCGAGCATTTGAACCGAAGCCTTGTTCAGCGTGCACTCGGTTGCGGCAATTGGACCCTGACATCGCCGGGCGGTCTTGCTCAAAGGTTTACCGGACTGTCGGGCGTGTGCGATACTGCAAGTGTGAGTTCTGCAATCATACGTGGAAAGAGATAGGCGAATGAGTAAACACACATCAGGGATCGCCATCTTCACCGGTCCAATCCTCTGTATGATCGGCGGAGAAATTGCCCGCAGAGCCGTATCGCACAATCCAGCAAATGACGCCTACTACGACATGATTCACGCAGGCGGCGTTGGCCTTGCAATCGTCGGGCTGTTGCTGTTTTTCTTTGGGTGCATGTGGTTTTCGAAAAAGAGTTGACACGATAGCGGATGATGTTATTTTTCAATCATCGTCACTCGGGCTGGAGTGATTTAAGTGCACTGGCAGCAATGCCACAACTAACCCTTGCATGAGCCAGCCCGCTTGTGCGAGGGTTTTTGCATTTCATGGAGATTAAAAGATGATCACCTTTACGCTAACAAGTGTGACGCCAGAAATGGCCAGAGAATGGTTGAGGGAGAACAACGAAAACAATCGTGGAATAAAAACGCAGGTGGTAAAAAAGTACGCTCGCGATCTACTCGACGATAATTGGAGGGTCACACACCAGTGCATAGCGTTTGATTCTCGCGGCATGCTTGTCGATGGGCAGCATCGCCTGTCGGCGATTGTGCTTGCGGGAAAGCCGATGGCGGCGTTTATTGCAAGGTACAACACGCAAGAAGACGCCATGAAGCTACCAATTGACATGCAGGCAAAACGATCCATTTTTGAGGTGCTGCAAGTTTCCAGAAGAGATCAGGAAACAGCAATGGCATTTCTTAGAATTGCACTCACTAGCAACGTGCTTGTGACAATGGCGGAAGTGGAGCATGCGATTGAGGTTTTGCGCGAAAAACTAACTGCCGTGCATGCGTGCGTCACTAGTACGGTCAAGTATCGGTCTGCAGCTCCAGCGAGGGCCGCTATCGTGTTTTTGATGGGCGAGTTTCCTGATCGCAAAGAAGAATTGTGTCGGCTGTATCGCGCGTTTGTTGCGATGGATTTGGAGGGGCTTCCTTCATCTATTTTGGCGTTGCTAAAAAATTTGGATCATGGCACACTGAAATCTGGCGGCTCAGATCAAACAGAGTTGTGCCTGCGTGTTTACTACGCGTTTCATCCGGACAACAGATCAGTAAAGATGATTCGGCTGCTGGATCAAGTATCCATGCTGAGGCAATTGCGAGAAAAGACAAAGCAGTGGTTTTATCCACGAAAAGGATGAATGGACTGGCAAGGCAAGGCCAGGTAAGGCACGGCTGGCAAGGTAAGGCATGGGAATCCATGATTCGAAAGGCAGGAGCAATCCTGCCTTTTTTTGTTGCTATCTTGCTGGCAAATGACAATTCCAAAGCGTCGAGCCGTCCCGCAAAACTGCGGGCATGGCATCCGCATCTTCTTTGCTGGCACAAATCGACGCAGCGATCGAAGCACTCCTGACAGGTGGTGCATCGTCGTACTCGATCGGATCGCGCACAGTCACGGCGCTTGATCTGAACACGCTGTTCGAACAGCGAAACATGTTGCAGCAGCAGGTTGACCGCGAATCAACCGGCATCTTTCGACTCGCCAAAATGCAAAGGACGAGTCGATGATTGGCAGCACTCTCGACAGAATCATCGGTGTTTTCAGTCCCCAAGCGGCTGTGCGACGAACGCAGCAACGGCGAGCACTTGAACGAATGTATTCCGGGGCCGAAGCAAGTCGGCTGACTAACAACAAGAAGCCGAAGAATCAGTCGGCTGATTCAGAATTGCTCGGTCCGTTTGGTGCTGACTCTTTGCGAGCGTGGTCGCGTCAATTGGTTCGTGACAATGCTTATGCCTGGGGCGTTGTCGATACGATTGTTTCGTCCGTCGTTGGCTGTGGAATCACGGCACAGTCTCAAGTCGAAACGCCGGAAGGAACTGACGTCGAGGATGTGAACGACATTCGCGACAAGGTGTGGCAGGAATGGTGCGAAGTTGCTGACGTGAATGGTCGGTTGAACTTCTACGAGATTCAGCAACTTGCGCAGCGTGAAATGGTCGAGGCTGGCGAGGTGTTGATTCACATCGTCAAGACTCCGTCGAACAAGTATCGCGGAATCTATCGCCCTGTTCCGTTGGCTCTTGAGTTGATTGAATGCGATCGACTCGCCAGCGATCGGGATACGTACAAGATCAATCGAGCGGGCGGGAACAAGATCATCCGAGGCGTCGAACTTGACGACCTTGGCAAGCCGTTAGCGTATTGGATCTATCCAGAGCATCCAAACGGTCCTTATGCAACGAGGGCGACTCCTGAGCGAATTGATGCGTCAGAGATCATCCATCTCTATCGCGTTGACCGTATCGGCCAAAGTCGCGGCGTATCGTGGTTCGCTCCTGTGCTGTCATGGCTGCGCGATCTCGGGGTCTACGTGGATAACGAGATTCAAGCCTCGGCGGTGGCGTCTTGCTTTGGCGTTGCAATTACAACAAACGGCAGGGCTGGCAGTGGCTTGATGCCATCGACGGATGAAGAAACGACCGACACGAACGGCAATTCGTTTGAATACCTTGAACCAGCAATGGTCGTCCGGTTGCAGCCGGGCGAATCAGTCGAGTCGATCAATCCCGGGCGACCGAATTCAGCTTCAGAACCGTGGATCAACCTGATGCTTCGGGGCATCTCAGTTGGGACGGGATTGTCTTACGAGGTTGTTTCACGCAACTACTCAGGCACGTCCTACAGTAGCAGCCGCACATCGATGCTGGAAGACCGCCGACGCTTTCGACGTTGGCAGAAGTATCTCGTTCAGCACATGTGTCAGCCGATTTGGGATGCGTTCTGCGATCAGGCATCAACTGCCGGAGTCGATGGTTTTCCGTCAATGACTGACATCCTCGACGATCGACGCACGTCAACTGCCGTGGAATGGCAGACTCCCGCATGGGAATGGGTCGACCCTCAAAGCGAACAGGCGGCATCAGACGCGGCGTTGAATTCATTCCAAAGCACATATCAGGATGAACTTGGGCAGCGTGGCAAGAGTTGGCGCAACGTGTTCTACCAGCGAGCCAAAGAGGAAAAACTGAAACGGCAGCTCGGGCTTGTTACTGCGGACATGGCGAACGTTGATTCGACACAGGCCGAAGCACAGCAACTTGCGGCATCGTCTGCAAATCCGACTGGCACACCGAATCAGCCAGCGGGTGAAATGGCTGATATGTCGCGTCTGCAATGGGGACGCAATCGAAAAGCGATTGAGGACATTCTCGCCGAGTACATCGCCGGAACGGCAAGCGAAACAAAATCAAAAGTGTTTCTTCAGTCGCTCGGACTCACGGAAGCAACGGCAAACATGCTGCTAAGTGATGCCGCCGATGGAACAGTCGACACAGACCTGACTCAAGTACCGGAGACGGAAAATGCCACGTAAGAAGGGCACGCTACCGCCTCAAAGACTCGCCAGCGTTGTGATGCGCCAAGTTGGTTACTCACAAGGAGTGACGGACGTTGTTGTCGCCACGGAAACGCCAGTAAGGCGATACGACGAAGACCGGGGCTATGTGATCAATGAAGTATTGTTGATGGACGGTGTTGTGTTGCGTTCTGGAATGCAACAGATGCCCATCGTTGACAGTCACGACGATAAGACAGTCCGAAACATCCTTGGCAGCATTCGCGGATTGCAGGTGATCAATGGCGAACTGCATGGCCAGCCTGTTTTCGCAAGCGATGAAGAAGCGCAGGTCATTCGCCAGAGAATGGACGAAGGGCACATCACAGACTTTTCAATCACAGCACTTCCAATCGAATCGCTCTTTATTCCGCATGGACAGAGCTACACGACGCAACGAGGTGCGGTGATTGAAGGACCGGCAGTCATCCATGTGCGATGGCAACCGCATAACGCTTCGATCTGTGCCACAGGTGCAGACGAGAATTCCACTGTCCGCAGGTCCTATACAGACCTCGAAAGAAAGGTAACCAGAATGGACGAGGCACTATTGGGCCAGCTCGCAGCAATGGGACTGCCCGAAGGAATGACTGATCCGAATCAGGTGCTTGCATGGGTTGT